TTCAGCAAGTTACTCTCACAACAACGGCGTCCGTCAACACGTGTACATCATTATCATGGAGATTAGGCTCGTGCTATGATCCATATTATCCAATCGCAAATACTGGTCAACCTCGCTGGTTTGATCAATGGAGCCCGATGTACAACAATTACCGTGTTCATAAAGCGGTAATCTCTATGTCAATGCAATTGGCAGAAGGTGACGATGAATGTGCAAATATGTATGGAATCTGCGCCGTTGTCACCGACACCAACATTGCAGGAGGAAATGGAGATATTCAAGGGAAGACCCTATTCACTCTGAAAGAGAGGCCAAACGTAGCAATCAAGAGAATTGCTGGGTTATCTGCCGGAAACCGAGCCACAACATTCTTCGCAAAAGTTGATCTGGCAAAAGCGTTTGGCGTTCCGAAAACCAAATATAATGGGGATCCCGTTTTCGATGCTGATATCAACAACAATCCAGCCCGGACTTTGTTTGGAATTGCCGGGATTCTCACACAACCTGCAACCACTGCAGTTAGTGTCAATTGCGACGTTAAGATCGTATATTGGGTTGAAATGTGGGGCTTCAAAATGGCCGGAGATTCTTAGGACCGTAGCCACGAAGTCCGATGGGTAATACTTACCATCGGACTTCTCCCTGCTATCAAGGATATCGGGGATCGTCGCAGACCACGTGATCTGCTCCTCCCCCTCCAGGCATTTTGCGTTGCTTTCTATCTGTCGGTTTCCGCACCCGACCACCGCGAAACCTCCGGGAAACACTGTTGTTTTAGATTTTCCTTGTTGCTCGTTATTTAAAAATGTATAGGAGAATTATAAAATGCAACCAGCGACCAATGACACAGGAAGATCCGTTATATTATCCACGACAAATTCCAATGCGATGGAGGCTGATCAACCATCTTCTAAGTCAAAACTCTTCCTTTTTACTGATTTCAATTGTTCGCCAACAATTTTATTCGACGAATCTACATTTCGATGTCTGGAATACCAGCAGGAATTGTGTCCTTCAACTCTTCGTCTGCATTGGCAGGGCTGGTACGCTCTCCACAAACCTTCAATGGTGCGGACGCAGAGATCTAAATATCCTGGCGTCAGCATTAGAAAATGCTCTGGGACTTGGGAGCAGAACTCTGCATATTGTACTAAGTTTGAATCGAGAGTGCCACATTCTTCGCCAACAAAATTCGGTGAGTATCCTGACCCCACCAAGCAGGGACAACGAGCAAACTGGTTAGATATTCGAACCAAAATGGAAAGTGGTATGACTGTTGAACAGATTATTTATGAAAATCCGTATCTTGCAACTATGACAAGAGCTCTGGTAACTTTGTCAAATATTGTTCGCCAACGTGGTAGTTCAAATGGCTTTCGACCAGTTATCACAGTTTATTGGGTCTGGGGACCTCCGGGAGTGGGAAAATCATCAACGTGCCACCGAATGTCACCGGGTGCTTATCCCACAGCTATCGAACCCGATGGGCGAATATGGTTTAATATGTACTCCGGCCAAAAAACAATTATCATCGATGAAGTCCCAAGTGACGCTGATTCACCGCTGTTGCGCAGAGTGCTGGATCACTATCCTATGTATGCTCCCGTCAAAATGGGTGAGCCCGTCTTGGCTGAATGGACAGTGGTATATCTTATCTCAAATTATCCACCGCCTATCAAGCAATCTCCAATCGGAGATAGAATATCTGAGGTTGTTATGGTAGAAGGTCAATCTTTCCGGCGTCCACGAGCTGAACGTATTATCAACAACAGAGATTTGCCAATACCAGTAATTCCGAGTTTTGCTCGTGAGCAGACTCCAGCTCCCGTACAAACTCCGGGTATCATCGGAGCTTTCAGTAGTGATGATGAAACCGATGAACCTGCTCCGTATTTGTACTGGCCGCCTGAGGCTCAGCACCAGTAAAAAACAAATTCCTGTTATTTTCAAATATATCATAGATATATGCCGAAGCGATTCAAGAAGCGAAAGTATTCCAAGCGCCGTCGTGTTTTGCGCAGCAAACGCACTAGGCGAGGACGCCGAAGCCGCAAAGCAGAAATGGGAATTGGAGCCAAGATGGTGAGATCAGTATATGTCCAACGAGGACCCTCACCCTTTCCAAACAAAGTTTTCCTAAGACTGCCGTATTTTCAGCAAGTTACTCTCACAACAACGGCGTCCGTCAACACGTGTACATCATTATCATGGAGATTAGGCTCGTGCTATGATCCATATTATCCAATCGCAAATACTGGTCAACCTCGCTGGTT